AATCTCTATTGACTAGTGTTCTAGGTAGGTAATAGACATCGTGGCCGTAAATTTTAAGACCTTCAACTATTAAGTCTTCGTGTAATCTTTTTTCATTTTGATTACCAATGCCGTTGCCGCCTTGAAAATAATGATTAACTGGCATAGCACTATCCTATCATAAATGCTGGGTTTAATTCGTAAGTAGTTCTTAATTCTGTTTCTAATTTATCTATATCAGCAGTTGCTTCTGAAAAAATTTGTTGACCGTTTAGAGTTACTCCACCCACCATTGCTACTCCATTAAATTTAGACAAGTTAGCGCCCCATTGTTTTTTAAATAAAGCAGTTGTATATCTTTTTAAATAAATATCATTAAAAATATCTCCAAATTGTGATGGATCTAATTTTCTATAACACTCTATTACTAACCATTCATCTTTTTGTAAATCATTTTTCCAATCCATATCAATATATAATCTATTATCTAATTGACTAAATCTCATTGGTTTTTCACCTACAAGAATATGATCTAAAAAATCTAAATGTCTTAATACAACATCATAGTTAATTACACTTGTTGAAGAAAAATCATACAAATCATTTAATCTTAATTGGTATCTAACATCAAATAAATTCATACTACCTTTATCTGAAAAAGGAAATATATTAACTACTGAAATAATACTATCTGGAACAACTAAAAAGTTTTTGTCTTCATACCACTTGGTAGAAACCGTATTGTCTTTTAAATCTGTTGCTGTTTCGTCTAAATTATTTAATGCTGATAAACGAGTTTTATCTGCTTCAGTTAACTTATATTTTAAATATGTTCTTCTAATACCTTCATAGTGGAATTGTCCAAAATATTGCAACGCTTCATCAATTCTATCTTCTAATTGGTCGTCATCTACATTTATTTCAATGACTGGTTTACCCAATGCTCTTAATGAATACTGCTTTAATGTTTCTCGTGTTGATGGTGTTGCCATTTAAATCCTCGTCTTTTATACTATTTATAAGATTTATTTAATGGTAGGAAAGAGATTATCAGCGCAAAATAACTTTATATCGTCCTCTGGTAATCCTAGTGATTTCATTGTTCTAGGAGTGTGTGGATTTTGTTGTTGGTGTTCGCAATAGAAATTTTGTGCTCTTATTACATCTTCTTTATTTGAATCACTATTATAATCACTAATTTTATCAATATATGCGTTTAAATTTGATATTGCTAATGTACAAATTTGATTCAACTCTCTCTCTTCCGTTATCTTACCAGCGGCAATCATACCTTTACTAAAGATTGCTTTTGCCCAATCTGGTAATTCTCTTACTTTAGATGGTTTAAACCATTTATTTTCTTCTATGAAATATTTTGTTAAGGGATGGTCTTTTAATAATAGTGGACTAAAATCGTGGAAACAACCTGTAATCTTATTCTTGCCTGCGATAACATCAAATCCATAAATTGGACCACCATTAGTTAAATTTGGAAATAAACATATGTGTGCCATCCAAAGACCTTTTCTTTCTCTGGCATCCACTACATCTATGTGTGCTCGTCTAATACTCATATTAGTCCAAGTACGGTTTATCCAACCAGGTTGATTAAATCTATCCATACCTGGTTCATTATATTCAGTTAAATGTTTATCAAAAATTTCTATAATTTCTTTTTCTAATTTAATTAATCTTTCCCAAATCATTAATCTTTACCTTCAATACTAGTACCTTTGAAAGGATCATTTTCTGTATCTCTTTCAATTACTTCGTTAGTTAAGATTAAAGGTTTGTAATACATATCTTCAATCTCTTTCATCTCTTGGAATAATTTTGTAGCAGAAGCGAAACAAATCTTTGCTTCTGATACTACATTTATTTGATATGTATTTAAATATTCTTGTATAATTTCTTTTACAATTCTTTTATACTCTTGTCCTTTACCTTCAAAATCATAGTATCTTTTGACTGGTACTTTTTTAGAAATCATTTGACCACCAGATAAATCACCACAATGTCTAACATAGATATGTGCATATAGTTTTTCTGGATCTTCTGATATAGTTTCAATATGTTTAACATATTCTTTTGTACTATCAGTTATGACAGGTCTTTCTTCTTTAGACCATATCTTTTTGAAATCTCTATCTATTTTTTCTGCTCTTTGTAAATTAGGTGTTTGCCTAAAAAGGTCGTTGTGCATACTATACTTTTCCAGTACAGCATAACATTGTAATTGATTATAGAGATAGGTAGCGTACAATTCAGGATGAATCGTACCGCTCATTAGAGTTTTTACAAACTCTTGTCGTTCAGCGTTTTGATGAATTTCTTTAGTGAGTTCTTTAATGTCGTACATAATATAAAAACCAGCGATGTAAAGTTAATATTAAATATTAACCAGCGTTAGCAGCGATTCTTGCTTTTTCTCGTTCAACTTCAGCAGTTGCTTCAGTTTCATTATCTGTTACTTGTTTTGCTACTGCTTCGTCATCTGTAATACCTGTTGTTCCATATACATCAACAGCATTAGTTCCGAAATTATATTTCATTCTCCACTCAGCAATATCGTCAGGTGCGTCAGTTACTTTAACGCAATGTCCTTTTGATACTCCATCTTCACCAGTTACAGCGTTAGCAGTGAATGGTTCACCTGTTACAGTTTTAAAATACATTGTTGCCATAATTGTTTCCTTTACTTATTATCTATGCGGAATCTACACCAAACTTACCACCGTAAGCAGCGTCTTGGTTTCCGTAATTGCCCCACCAATCAACTCCACAAATTACAGGATAACAAGTTGAGTAATACCCACCGTGTAGACCTGTTCTTGATTCTGTTAATCCGTAGTTTCCTGTTTTGTTAGTTACATCGGTTCCTCTAAATGAGTTATCATTTCTGATTACATCATTATTATCATTTGAACCGTAATAAACTCTTGTTGTAGTCGTATGATCTGAATCTGTCGGATCAAAAGACCAAGAGTATGTTCTCCACATTTCTGAGTCAGTATTGTCTGACCAGCCACCGTGGAAACCTGTTCGTCCCCAAGCAACATATGGATTTGATCTACTTGTTTTTGTTTGGTTAATACTTATGAATTTTCTAGGATTTTCTAGGTTCATACACCAACCGTCTATTCCACAACCGTAGTAGTAGTAAGGAGCATAAATCATTCCCCAAGTACCATCCCAAGTTGTATTAAATTTAGTGTAATACTGAGCACCTTGTGTAGCACCGTAAGATGTAGTTGTTGAACCATTGAAATCTTGCCAACCAATGTATACCCTAGCAGCACCAGTTGTTCCTAATGATTGTCCGTTTTTACAATTGAAAGCGGCATATCTAATATTGTTTCCATTTTTATGTCCAAAACCAACCCACTCATTATTACCAACAGCAACTGTCATATCTCTATTGTTTTGAGATGTCCAAGTGTCTGTAAAGTATTCTGTTGATGTTAAGTTATCAAAATAATCTTTAATTTTAGTTACTTGATTTAAACATTTACTTGATTTGAAAATGTGAATAAGTTTAGAAGTATTTCCACCTTCGTCACCAGCGTGAACCATAACTAGCATTTTATTTTTCTCGTTATATCCAGTACCAGTAGCGTAGGTTTGATCGTCATTTAATTTGTGTGAAGTATAATCATAAAAATCTATAGCAGCACAAGAGTTGTTTCCAACCGTTATTTCTCTCATTGAATTTCGTCTATTACAGAATGTTCTTCGTGGTCTAATACCTTCAGGTAAAACCATATTTAATTTTGACCAAGCATTTTGATATTCAAAAGTTGATGTATAGTGGTGAAAACTTTGCCAAGAAATAAATCCATCCCTAGATGAAGTGTAATATTGTGCGTGAGGATATTGGTCAATCTGATACATTGATTTAAAATATTTTGTCCAATCAGAATATGTTTCTGAAGTTAGGTTATCGTGCCCAATATCTGTACCGAAATCATTTAAATTATATGCGTGAGAAGCGTCCCCTAATATACCGAAACGGTAATTAGTTGTTGAGTTACATACTGAACCCCAAGGTGAGCCGACCATTTTAAAACCAGAATCAAAGATTCTGTATGTCATATGTGTATTTTGGTCACCTGTTGCGCCAAATAATCCGAATAGTGGCATTCCTTCTTTTCTGTGGTCTATTGTGCCACCGCCGCCGCCACCGAGTAAGTTTGATAATGTTGCCATTGTTCTATTTTCCTTTTAAATTTCTATAACTATTTATATTAGTTTGTACTTGCATTTTAAAATTATGTTAATACCCATCCAATAAAAGATGAAGTTACATCTGGAGTTGTTTTATATGTAAGTCTTAAAGTTGCCCAATCAGAGTCACAAGTTAGATTAGCAGCTTCTCCTGCAATGTTTTCGCCATTTCTATCAACAGTTAAGTTTGTTGTTTTCCATTTACCATATCCATCACAAAAAATTACATAATCGTTATCTACTGGAGAAGCAGGAAGTGTCATTGTAAATGTCCCAATATCTCCTGTATTACATATATAAGCACCGCCTGAAACAGCAGTGAAATTTGCGTTTTTATAGTCCCAATTAATTGCAGTTGATGAAGTCCAAGTAGGATCAACACCAGCGCCTTTAGTTGTTAATACATTATTTGCTGTACCAGCAGCAAGTCTTTCAACACCACTTACACCTCTAAACAGCATATCGCCGTGAGTAGTAAGTTGTGTTACATCATCACCTTTTTTAGCAAGTTTTGACCAATAAGTTGCGTTTGATGTAGCGTTACCAGTTGAAGCTAATATACAAATAAAAGTTTCTCCACTTGAAGTTACAATGTCATCTACAACATAAGCTGTACCTGCATTATAAGCACCCTGGAATACTGGTTTAATTCTTCCTAAATTTATTGTCGCCATAATTCTTTATATCCTTATTCTATTTATATTTATAATTGTTTTACCTTCAATTATTAAAAATTTTAATTTAATTCTACCTTCAAATCCCCATTATCTACACTAAATGTCAATCCAGCACGCATAAAGAAACTTTGCATAAAAATATCTTCTTGTTCTTTAGTTTCAAATCTAGTTTCTATATCATCCTGACCATCTGTTTTAGTTATTTGAAGTTCACCTTTCCATTCAGGTGTGTATATTTTACCACCAGTATTAGTAAAGTTACTTTCATAGTAAAATAGTGTATCTATTGCACTTCCAGGTTCTTTACTTAAAACCTTTTTAGGAACTATTATAGTTACAGTTGCACCTGCCTGACCTATTGTTCCTGAAGTAGTTACATTTGTTGAATATTCAGTACCACCTTCTTTAGTTCCACCCATTGTTGTAGAAAATTTAAAGGATGAATCTGTTAAATTTGAGTCAGATACATCAAAAATATATGTATTTCCTTCATAGAATTTCATATCATTTCTTGCTCTAACTTGGTATGCTGAAACTGGCAATTCATCATCACCACCGTCAATTGTTAAAGTACCACCTGTACCTACAACATAAAGTTTTGTTCCATTATCATTGAATGCCATACCTCTTGGTATAATATTATTTGTTCTTAAAGATTTAGTGCTATTAACTGCTTGTGTTGTTGAAATATCCCAACCTGTTACCAATGGATATTGGTTTACATCATTTCCAGTATGACCTAGTACATACAATCTATCTCCGTCATTATCAAAAATGAGTGCTCTTGGTTTGTCTTCTTCACCAGCAATAGAATGTGCGTCAACAAAAGACGCCGTACTAATATCGTAAGCCGTACCTAGTAAGTATTCATTAACATCATCTCCATCATCACCTACTACAAAACATAATCCTCCGATTGGAACAGCACCTCTAACAACATTGTTAAAATATAAATCTTGTGGTTTTGTATCCTGAGCAGCAACTGAAAATCTGTCTGTATAGGTTGCTGTTGTAATATCGTAATTTGTACTTAAAGCAAATTCATTAATTTGTCCACCAGGAACACTTGCGTCTTCTGGTCCACCGATACCTAACATATACATTTTAGAACCATCGTCATTAAAAGTAAGTGATTGTGGTGTTATGTCTTGTGTTTTGACATCTAATTCTTCATTTTGTGTATAAGTTAAAGTTGATACATTGTAAGCAGTTGATAATGAGTATTGAATAATTCTTGCGTGATATTGGTCAACAGCATACATTTTTGTTCCATCACCATTAAATGAAATACCTGTAATATTTGATTTTCCTGATTGTAATGTATTTTCTGATCCTCTTCTAACTAAAGAAGTTGTTGTTGTTAAAGTCATATTTGCAATATCATAAGCACTTGGTAAAGCATATTCGTAAATACTATCATTTTGATTTACGCCAGATACATCTTTAGTTACTGTTCTTTTTATTGTTTGATTAGATATAGACCCAATATGGAATCCATAAAAATCGTCTTTTTCTTTTCCTGTTACTGTGAATTGTGTTAATGTACTCATATCTCTATTTATCTATTATTAAGCAACCTCTACTAATTTCCAACCGTTAATTCCACCAGTCCAAACTAAAGTAAATCCTGCGTGATTTGTTGTTATATTCATATCTTCAGCAAGATTCATAATTTCATTGCCATTTCTACCAACGGTTAAATTGTTTGTTTGGAATGTACCTGATAAATCTAAAAATGCGACTGAATCTCCAACTAATGGAGAAGCAGGTAAATTAATTAATTGTGTTCCGCCAGTTGTATTTACTAAAAATCTTTGACCACCAGCAGCAGTAACCGTAGTTGAACCATCTCCTACAACAGTTGTCCAAGGAGTTCCACCTCCAAGACCTGTCCAAGAATCACCGTTATAACCTTCCCAATTTAATATTGAGGAGTTATATCTTATTGCACCTGTGAATAAAGCACCACCTGTTGGTCTTTGTGCTTCTGTTCCTGTTGGAGGAACCCAAGCACCTGTGCCTGCTTTATCTCTAGTCATATATCCTAATACAGCGTTTTCTGTTGGTACAGCAGTATTAGAATTTCCTGCTAAACTTTCATCTGTACTAAATTCGTTTACAGCGGCACCTAATTCTGCACCGATAGACCCAAGTTTTAATTCACTTAATCCTGAAAGGTTAAAGGCGTCTGCGTTTAATGTTGCAGTACCAGTTGCCTGTTCAATTTTAAATAAATCTCCAACTCTAAAGTCACCAGTTTGGTCAGTTGATACCCAATATACACGACCACCATCTTCTTCAGAAATCTCATCTGCCTGGTCGGAAGGTTGTGTAGGTGTTAGTGGATAATTTGTAGTTACAAAATCTCCAGTACCTATATCCAAGAAGTCGTGACCTGTTAATCTTATGTTTGAGAATTCCGTGGTCATATTTACTGATACACTATCCCCTTTTGCTTTACTAACTCCAATATCTTCTGTTAATCTTATTACAGCAGTTCCGTTAACTGTATCTTCTTCAGATACTAACCCAATTCTAAAGTATTTGTTATCTCCTGCAAATTTAAGATTAGCAGCTAATTTTAATATATTAGCAGCATTTAAAGTTGTAGTTCCTGATTTAACTGCAAGTAATGGTCCTCTTTGACCTTGTTGTGCAGGTGAACCAAAAGAAGCACCCAAAGTAATTTGGAATGTTGATGAATCTTCTTTTTCAATTGTACATACTTCTCCGTTTTGAAACTGACCTGAAATATTTTCTATGTGTAAATAATTTAATGAGTTGTTCCATCTGAATATTTTAGCAGTTGCACCTGAAGTATCCCCTTGGATTACAGCAGTACCTTGCCCTTGTACAGCAATACAGTTTTCAATATCTCCTAATGTTGCACTTCCAATAAATCCTGTTGCATCCCATTGTAATAACAAACCTCTAGTTTGAATATTTACTGGAACTTCAAATTCGTCTGTACCTGAAGCAACACAAGCTCTTTCTCCGTATGCGTGAGAACAGTTTAGTCCTCTAATAAATCCACCTGATTCACAGTAAATTGCCTTATCGCAATAGTAAATGAATACTGATACTGCCTCAACACGACCTTTTCCTAAAATGTGAATACCGATACCATCATTATTGATTTGAGTAAAGTCATTACCCAACATTGATTTATAAGATTTAGTATAAGTATTTTTGTGAAGATTACCGTCAACTTGTATTCCACAAGCGTTAGCATTAATAGATGTACAGTTTTGTATATAAGGTGATTGTATTAAAATATTACCACTAGGGTCTAATGACATAACTGCAGCCTGTACAACACCTTTTGGTATAGTTCTTTCACCTACTTCTACTATATTCCATTTTGCTCTTCCTAAAGTAACCCAATCGCCTGTTGCTAAATTGTGTGCTGCTGAAGTATTAACTGTTATTTGACCTGCACCGTGAGCATAAGCATAATTCTGAATTGAAATATCTGTTCCTACTTTTGGATATATTTTTTCACCCATTGAACAAGTATATTTTAAATTTGCTACTTTGATACTATCACTTGCTGATAATCCGTGAGCAGTGGATGTTTCAATTGTAATTATACCAGTACCGTGAACATAAGGAGCGTCATCAACTGTTAAAGTTGTATTATCTGTTTTTCTAACTTGACCTCCACTAATATAAGTATGTGCAAATGCTGATGTGCCTAAATCCATTGTAAAGTGTGTACTATCTACTACACTATCAACTGTAAAAGCACCAAATTCTGAAATACAATTTCCACCACTTATATAATCGTGTGGGTTATCGTCTGTTACCGTAGGTACAGTAAATGTATCTGCGTCTCCAACAGTTACTTGATATAATCCACCAGATTTTTTCAATCCAGAAAGATTCTGGAAAGTCATATTTCTAATATTGTTTTTATCATTAGTTAACATTAAGTTTGAAGCATTATTGTCTTCTAATTCTCCAACAGTTAATGTTAAATCGCCACCGCCACCAACATCATCTGAATCGATTGTAATAACATCACCAACAGCAAATCCTGATCCACCGTGGTAAGTAATAATTTCTTTTGGTTGTCCACTTTGTACAACTACATTCCATACTGAACCTGATCCGACTTCTGGATATGTTTTATCACCTTCTGTACAACCATATTTAATTCCTGAAAGTTTAACAATATTATTAGTTGATAATCCGTGTGAAGAACTAGTTGTAATTGTGATAACACCTGTTACATTATTGTAAGGTGCATTTGTTATTGTTAATTCTCCGTAAGCAGCATTAGTAACTGTTCCACCTGAAATATAATCGTGGACAAAAACTGAAGTTCCTGGATTAATTGTGAAAGATGTTGAATCTGGAACACTTGCAACTATAAAATTCTTTTCTGTTTTCTTCGGGTGAACATATTTGTACTCTCCGTTTGTTGCACCAGAGAAACCATTTGTCATTCTCACAGTTTTAATTTGAGTACCTTTACCACTTGCTGGTTGTATTCTTGTATTTCTTAAAGATTCTCCAATTATTGAAACACCTTCTTGTACTCTTAAAGGTAATTTTTCGTTGAAAGTACCGTTTTTAAGTCTGATTACATCTCCTGCAACACTCTTAACATCAAAAGTTACAGCAACTGTAGCACCACCTATTTCTGATCCATCAACTCTAATTTTGTCTCCAACATTATGTTTTGATCCACCATTTTCTATATCTACTGCTAATCCACCTGAAGTATTAATTCTATAATATGAATCACTACCAGTTTCTGGATATGTTTTAGCACCTTGAATACAAGTGTAATTCATACCTCTTAATCTTATTTTATCATTAACAGATAATCCGTGAGCACCTGAAGTTGTAATTGTTATAACTCCTGTTGAGTTATTATAAGGTGCGTTTGTAATAGTTATTTCGCTATCGTCTGCTTTTCTAAATGACCCACCATTAACATAAGTGTGAGTAAAAGCTGAAGTAGCAAGTGCAATAGTAAATGAAGTTGCGTCTAGTGTAGTTGCAACTGTAAATTCTTTATATGATATACCTCTAGCATTAACATAAGTTCCTACTGTACCACCAGTACCACCAGCAGTATTTTCTACTCCTCTAACTGTATTAGTTTTTGCAACTTTTACAGCATAATTAAGTGAAGCATAAGGTGATGATTCTGTTCCTGCAATAGCACCTCCGTCTTTTCCACTAGGAGAAACCCATAAGACGTTTTTACCTGAAATTCCTGACCATACTACATCATTACCATCGTTAGTTAAAAATGCACCTGGAAGTCCTACTGGTAATCTACCAACACCACCAGAGGTTTGAACAATTAAATCTCCACGATCAGTTAATACAGCAGCAGTATCTCCTTGAGCAACAATACTCCATACTGTTGCGTCTGAACCTGGTAATATATTTAATGTTTGGTCTTTTAAGTGTACATAAGAGTTTGCAGAATATCTTACTACATCTCCAATATTGTAAGTTGTAAGTGCGCTATAGTTACCTTGCCATTTAAATCCTTGAACAACAATTTTCCAATAAGTAGCATTTACTGTACCATCTGCATTTGATGGTCTTTCGTTTGTAGAAGATAAAATAGAAACATATGAATATCCTCCGTACTGGACTGTATCTCCAGTTTTGTATGCTGTACCGTGAGTATAAACTCCAGTTGCATTGAAACCTGTTGTGATTACATCCCAATAAGTATTATCGGCAGGAGTATGTCCTGCACCTTCTTCAGCATTAATAAAGACATAAGAATACCCACCGTAAGTTACAACATCACCTTTTGAGTAAACTGTACTTGCGTTGTATGAATCTTCAAATTGTAAACCTTCTGAATAAACTGTAAAATTTGCTTGAGCGAAAGCGTCTGCGTTTGCACCTGAAGTATGAGCAGTTGTACATCTATATTGGTATGAACCAAATTTAACAACATCATCTAATCTGTAATATGTTGTTGCTGCCCAATCGCCTCTAAATGCTAAACCTTCACTATAAAGAGTGAAGTTTCCTAAAACTATGTTTATATCACCACCAGCAGCAGAAGTATGCTCAGTAATAACTCGGTATGTTCTTCCACCGTATTTAACTAGGTCGTTTAATCTGTATTGAGTTGAAGACGCATAATCACCTCTAAAAGTGATACCGTCTGAATATTGTTCAAAATTTGATTGATTTAAAACTGCACTATTAGATGTGTGAGCAGTTGTAACTCGGTATTGTTTACCACCGTAAGATACAATATCATTTAATTTGTACCAAGTAGCATTAGCATAGGCACCTTTAAAGTAAAAGGATTCGCCGTGTAGTTGCCAATAACTTGTATATGTTCCAGGCTGAGTATAGAAATCTCCTACAGCCGCTGGTGATGTATGGTTTGCTATACAAACATAACTATTACCACCATATTTGATTATGTCATCTATAACATAACCTGTACTAGCCGTCCAATCACCTCTCCATTTAAATTTAAGTCTGCCTAGTTTAAAATCTGCCATTTGTTTCCCTTAATTTCTCATTATACAGCACTTTGGTATGTTGTTGTACCTGAACTTGCTGTTGTACTTTCAAAAGTATCAAAGTCATCACTTCCCTCTGCTGACCTTGTAACTCCTTGATTACTTCTTTTTACTAAATCTCCACTATTACTATTTATAAGAAAAGTTGTAGTAGGATTAGATGAAAAGTTTATTTGTTGAAATTTATCACTATCATTATTAAAGTATCTTTTACTAACTTGACCAACAACAATACTCAATCCAGTCTTTGGAATTAGTGTGAAAGTTACTACTGTATTATTGACTAAAACAAAGTCTGAAAATGGAACTTGTTGAACTCCATCTAAAAATACTGCAATCCTTGACTCATTTAATACTGGTGTTGATATTGTAAATTGATATGCTGAACCATCAGTTGTGAAATAACTAACATCAAACATCTCTAATCTTTCGTCAACATAATCTGTTTCTGCTCTTGCGACAAAATCTGACTTACCATCTTCGTAATATTTTGATACTTCAATAGTTTCAGTACCTATATTAGGGTTTATTGAAGTCAGATATAACATTCCGTCTTTGGTTCTTCTTATACCATTGAAAGATTTTGATTGTGTAGAAGGACCAGGTGTATGTGAAACTAGATATGCCATTTTTTCTATATTTATATTTTTTCTATGTTAATGCTAATATACTTGCGTATGCCTCAACATCAACTGAACTTGAATCAGGTTGAGGATCAGCAACAACTCGTATAATATCGTTGTTTTCTAAATTTACAGGTTTGTCTAGTGTTAATGTATTGTTAGGTGGAACAGTTAAACTTTTACCTATATGATAAAAAGTAGTACCACCGTCAGTTGTAACTTTTACATTTACAGTTGCACTAGCAGTTGTACTATTATTTGAAACATATAAAGCGTGGATTACTGCTTGTTCACTTGCACCAGCAGTATATAAATTTGCTGCTGAATTATCTGTAAGTGGAACAGTTATACCTGCATTTTTAAATGTACTTGCCATATTTAACTACCAAAAACTATTGAATACGCTAATGCGTCTCCATCCATTGCAACTTGACCATCTGAATTAGGTAATAATATTGTTCTATCTCCAGTAGGTTCTACTACTGATAAAGTTGTTTCATAGGCATTTTCTAAATAACCTTCAAAAATTAAATTTGAACCATTTAAAGTAATATCATTATCGGTTACAGCACCACCGTCTGTAACTGTTTGTAAATCTACGGCACCTGCACCACCAACTTCTTTAACTGCGCCTCCAGTTGTTTTTGAATATAACTTACCATCAGTTAAATTCATTGCCAATTCGCCAATTTCTAAAGCGCCAGCGCCTGGAATTTGGTTTGGTGTTTCTGATCTTTTTAATTTTATTACTGTTGCCATTATTTTTTAACTCTATTCATTCTTGCTTTGAATTTTATTTTATTAATTAATTTTGATTTTGTAAATCTTCTATCTAATTCTATTCCAAGTTTTCTACCAATTCTCTCTAATTCTTTTTTTGTTTTACTTGGCAAATCTTTCATAACTACAACTTTTTTCTTTACAGGTTCATTTATTTTATCATAACCACTAGTCAACCAATTAGATAATTTATTCCAAAAACCCATTACATACTGTCCATTATTGCCTTGACAAAACTAGCATTTGCTTTTTTAGTTTCATCACATATTGTTCCTGCTGTACTGACCGTTTCATTACATAATTCTTTTGAAACTTCAATACACCATCTTTTTAATTGTTCTATCATTAGAAAGAACCTCCGTCAATAGTTGTAATTTCAACTTCACCTGTTGTAACTGTAAAGTTGTCTGAAGTAAATTTAGCAACACCTTTATTTGAATTTGAAGCGTCTTCTCCTTGAATTGTAATAGAGTTATTATCAACAACTGTATTAATACCTTCACCTGCTAAGAAATCTAAATTTTCTTCTAAATAAACTCTTCCTGTTGTAGAAGATTCATCTGTTAATGTTATAAATGGATTTGCAAGTTTAGTTGTTTGAATTGTTCCTGCCAACATAGCATTAGTAATACCTAATCCTTTAACTCTTAATGCGTCTGTATTAACTTCAATTGAAGCGTTATCCACTTCAACATCCATTTGGTTTCCATCTTTTGATAAAGCGGCACCAGCAGTTATTTGCCCAGCACCAGAGAATTGTGATACATCTAAATTAGTTGTTCCAAATGTTGGAGCACCTGTATGTGTAAATGTATAACCGTTATTCGCATTTAAAGTTCCTGCTTCAACGAATACGAAAGCACCACCTGATAATTCAGCAGGTTGATCTTCTGGAGTTGCTCTTGTTAGTACCCAAGGATTTGAACCATCTCCTAAAGTTGTTAAAGTATATATACCGTTTTGTGTACGAGTTGTTTGATCTTTAACTAAAATTCTATCATTTAAATTTGTTGCTGTACTATCTAAAGTTAATGTTCCATTTGAACTTCCTGTTAATGTTGCACCAACACCAAGACTTCCATTATTATAAGTTGCTGATAAGTTAGCAGTTGTTCCTAATTTACAAGAAGGTTTAGTATCTAAACCTTGAGCAACTTGGTCAACATACATCTTATTCGCAAGTGAATTATCTGTAAAACCTGATCTATCTTCATAACCACTTGGTACTATAACTGTACCTGTTCCGTGTGGTGATAAATTAATATCTTTATTACTTGCTGTTGTTGAAACTGATTGACCATTTAATGTAAGGTCATCAATTACAATAGAAGTTAATCCTGCTAAATCTGTTTCTGTTTGACCTAAAGTTAATGTAGTTGATCCTAATAGTGTAGTAGGATTTGCTAAATTAGCATTTGTAATTGCAGCCGTACCAGATAAGTTAGCATTAGTTAATGCTGTAGCAGTTACAGTTACCGTATTATCAGTAACCGTTTGTGTCATACCACCTGTACCTGCGAAAGTAAGTGTTTCGGAAGTATTGTAAGTATCTGTTCCTGTATCGCCTGCTAAATTTATGAATTGATTAACAGTTACGAAATCTAAATTACCAGATCCGTCTGTTTTTAAAAATTGTCCAGCAGTACCATCACCATCTGGTAAAACAAATGTTTCGGATGATGTAACTGCATTAGGTGATCTTAATCCTATGTAGTTAGTACCGTTATTAGTACCTTCGTTAAATCTTATTTCCCCACCTGCTGTTAGGTGGTTACCGACATTTATTGTGTCTATTGCTAAGTTAGAGTCGGCTGTAAGTGCTGAACTACCTGTTAAAGTACCAGCGACGTGGTCCAACATATCTGTAAAATACTGACCTCCGATTACTGATACATTATTTGCGTCACCATTACCGTCAACGCCACCTTCACCAATAAAAATTCTATCACCAAGATTACCTTGTGATCCTGTTCCATAAGTATATGCTAATTCACCTAATTTTAGTGTTGCTGGTGCTGTAGTTGATGAACTTCTTTTAATCTGTATTACTGTTGCCATATTCTACCTTAAAAACTTCCGCCGTTAAATGTTAGTGTTCCAGTAGTGGTAACAATTTCGTTTTTACTTACGAACTTACCATCACTAGCTCTATATTGTAATAATGCACCATCATTTAAGGAAGTTACGTCAACATCACCTAATAATTTTAAAGAAAGAGAACTATTTTCTGCTGCTTGTCCTGAAGGTAAAGTTACCGATACCGCCTGTGGTCCACTAGATGTGGGAGCATTGATTTTTGCTGTAATCGTCATTGACCTCTCTCTTTAACAATATTTATAATACTTTTAACTTGTTGTTACATTCGGTCTTACAGTAATAATACCTTCAATTACTCTAGTTACGGCACCTGTTGATGTCTTTGTAATTTCTACATCATAGACATATCTCTCTGGTGCGTCTAAAGTTGCGGACTGAGCCGCCGTTAAAGTTAATGCTACTACTCCTGAAGTTGAGTCTGTAGCAATCGTTGATGTGATACTTGTTCTTGTTCTAGTTGACGCATACCCCTTTGCCATCTTGGCTTCCGTTGTATATCCAGTCAAGTCAAATGCGTTATTATTTGCGTCTTTGACTGTAATATCTGAACTAAAGTTTGCGCCTTGGTCTATAATTAAATTAGCTATTGCTGCCATTGTCTTTTATCGGTTGAACTTTCTCTTTTTCCATCAATTCTTTAATCTTATTATTATAAAATTCTGTAAGAACTGTTATTTTTTCCAACTCAATATTGTGTCTGACTCTGGATCCTTCAATTTCTTGTCTTGCTGTTATTCTGTTTCTTAATCCAATACTAAACTTCGTTTCGTCATACACTTTTCCATCTATGGTAATTGACATTATATACTCCTTCTGTTTATAATATATAGGTATATTTATAAGACTTTTTCAACATCTTTATATTTTGGTCTCGTCTTACCAAGTAGTTTAAATGACATAGCAGCTTCTTCGCAAGAATAACACACATTGCAAGCAGGTGGATCTTTCTTTGAACAAGAATAAGCATATTGCATTAAATGTTCTTTACCAAGTTTATAGAAAATGTCAATTATTTGAGATTTAAGCATCCTTAAAAAAGGATAGGTAATGTGTGGTTCTTCTGGATAAGACCAAGATAAAGTAATGCCTGTATTAGTAGACTCTATATCATATGATAATGGAATCTGGTCAAACCATTGAGTTTTTTCCCAACTGTTATTCCCACCTATATACAATACTATGCTATCAAACTGTTTATAAGCGTGTCTAGTTATTTCAAAATCAAAGATACCATTCTTTTTTGCCTCATCGCTAACATCATAATTATTATGATAAATTAATTTTCTGTTGTATTCTTTGCTTATAATATCAACCATTCTAGCAGCGGGCATTGGATCAGGTGGTTTATTACAGGTCCATATATGTATCGGTGTTTGTCTATCAGTTCTTTTTAATTCTTCTATAATAAGACAAAGTAATATACACGAGTCTAAACCGCCTGATAAAAAAAGTCCTATGTTGTCTACCTCTGGTATTGTAAAATCTAATTTATAATTAAAAGGTGTAGAACCTAATTCAATCAGCATAATGAATTACGATATAACTTTATATAACAGTTTTGTTATAGAATCCCAAGTTTTTGGTAAATTGAAAACAACCATATCACAATTATGTTTCCACGCTGATAGTTTATGGAGTTTTGCTGTGTTAACATAATATAAACTATTTGGTTGAAATTGCCTAATTCTACCATCAAGTTCCCATTCTAATTTATCAGAAGCATTACCAATAAATGCAATCAGACGGATTGTATCTCTATGTAAAAGCCAATGGTCTCTATGATGTGGGTAAAAACCGCCAGCATTTAATTTAATTAAAAAACATCTTCCCCAATCCCCAAAATAATCAAAAATTTCTTTGCAACAAGTTAATTTTTCTTTTGCTTCTGTAGGAAATTTAAATTCAGATTCATTAGGAATATAACCTAACTTAGCATAAATTTGAGATAGACCAGTTGGTTCCGTAGGTTTATCACCCTTTAGTCCATATAAAAGAATACTCTCTCTATCATTAAGAATTCCTTTTTTAGGTTGAAAAGGTCTATACCAATGCTCCATATTTTTTTCATCTTCTATAAATTTTTTATAATCAATATCAAATTTTAATCTTTCCCAATCTCCAATCATAGATAATTGTAATTCACATTTTAAACTTTCTTCCGAAACTTCTAATTCACATTTTGATTTAAATTTATCAAATGAATAATTTAAACCTTTTTCATCTGCAAAATATAAATCTCTATCATCATTTTTCATTTTATAAATCCTTCTATTTTCCATAAATGTCTTTTACCAGATTTTGTTGCTTCTCTTTTATGATTTGATACCATATTATTAACAAGTACAAAATCTCCTTTTTCCCATTTATGATAATATACTCGTTTAGGGTTATAGATTAAAGGTTCTATTTTCTTTTTTTCTTCAATAGGTAATTGTGTATATGCTTCACAATAAAATACATATTCACCTCTTTTATCTTTTTGTATTAAATCGTGTTGTACATTTCTATGTTTTCTTCTAAACCATCTTCTTTCTGCTTCTGATTTAAACCTATATCCAAATCTACTGTTGCTCGTAAATCTATCCATATCAACTAAAACTTTTTTATTATCTATTGGGCATTTAATTCTTGTATCAACATACATTGTACGACCAACCTCACCTTCTACTTCTAAACCATATAAAGCAGTTAGATTTACAGGAGTTGATGTATAACCTTTATCTATGTGCCATTCTAAATCGGTATTTCCATATAGCTCGTGGTAGTTTTCAGATAATACGACATCTACAAATACTTTGTCCATAGGATATTGTGGTGAAATATCGTAATGAGTTGTAATAAAATTTAAAATTTTAAGTTGAGATGGAGGTGTATTTTTAATGACAATTAAATCTGTATCATTATCTAATAAAGGTTTTAAATCTTTATTTTTCCAATCTTGTATCAAGTATTTCATCATTTACTTCTACCTTTATTTTTTTATCCAGACTCATATATCTAAAACGCTCATCATCTGCACCTGTTCTATATTGTTTTGGTATATCTTTATTAAAAAGCTCACCGTGTAATCTTCTATCCATATTTTTATTTTCATAACCAATACCTACTATTACTCTAGGATCATCTTTTGTAATTGCCTTTAATTCTGGAATAACAAAAGCAGAACAAAAGCCAGTTTTATAACCTAATAGTGCTGCTACTAAACTTAATTGACCAGAAGATATGCCAATTGAAAAATTTTTTAATCTAGTAAAAAGGTTTCTTGTATTTTCACTCGCATTTCCTCTAGCAGCTATTACTTGATCGCCACCTCTTAAATTATCTTCATCATCACAATAGACAAAAACAACATTAGAAAGTATTTGAGAATTTTTAATTTCATATTTGTTATTGCCAACCACTTCTTTACCGTTATCTTTATACATCTTGTCAAAAGTTTCTCTAGTAAATAAACCAAATCGTTCAGTACAATCATATATCTTTCGTATCAAATTAGGGTCTGTATAAACCTTTAATTTAAAATGTGTTTCATTTTGTTTAGATGGTGAATTGATAGCCGTATAAATGAGTGTATCTAAATCTTCTTGTGGTATTGATTTAGACAAATCATAATTGCGTTGTGCTCTTTGTGTAGTATAAACTGCACTCTTTAATATTTTATGATCCATTACTTTCTTTCAAATTTATTTCCTGTGTATCCTATGTACTGCAATCCACCTTTTGATTTATTGTAAGTTACATAATGTGGACCATCAAAATGCCATAAGTGTTTAGAATACTTATTATGTCCTTTAATAACTCTTTTTAAAGTTTTTTCAACTCTTAATTCCATAGAAATAAACATACACTTAAATCCCTTTTCAATACAAAAATCAGTTTGTTGATCTAACATATCTGAAGAAGATTTTTTAAAAAGTCCATCATATTCATTAGGTATCAAACCTGTACTACCTTCAATCAAAGCATATCTATCAAACACTCTTACACTATCCTTATAACAAGTACGACTTAACATTCTTGCCGTTGCAATAGGATTTCCTTGTTCATTATATCTTACAGTAACACCTACAACTGGTTCTTTTAAATTTTCTGAAAGATAATTATTTGATCGTTTACCATTTTTCTTTATAACTGTATCATAAATGTAATCAATGTCTTTCTGAACATCTGGTGAAGCCACCTCAAAAGTTTTAATCATATTTTATCATACGAATAAAAAAGTATGTAGGATCAATTGGACCTAATCTTAACTTTTTAGTATCTTCGTGGTGTACTTTATGGTATCCTTCTCCAGCTGTAAACAAATTTAACCAATGACTATTCGCTGCCTTTCCATCTTTGTGCAAGTATGCGTTAAACAATCCAAATAAATGTGAACTTAAAACACAAGGTAGACAATAACCAAATATTAAAAGTAAAGGGTTAATTAAAAATAATACTGTAACTAATAATAATACTAATTTAAAATAATGTCTATGAAAGAACATTAAAATTTTATTATTTACTAATCCTTTAAAAAATCTGCGTTCTATTTTACCATCTAGTCCCCATAAATTAAAATAGATTTTCCAGAATCCGTGATGTACAGGAGAACTAGGGTCTTTATCTGTATCTGAATAATGATGATGTTGTCTATGAATTGCCGCTCGTGTTAAGTATGGACCTGACCCGACAAATAAACTTAAAGAGTTTGTAAACCATTCAAACCATTTACCTGTTTTAAATGAATTGTGAGCATAATATCTATGATAACCAGAACTTGATGAGGCAATAGTTATGAAGTAATACCATAAAAATCCTGCTAACCACATCCATAACTGACCGTAAATTAACCCAGGTATTAATGCTAGGTTACATAAAAGATGGTTGATTAATAATTTGTGTGTAGTTTTCATAATGTAAAATTACCTTATATTTCTTCTTCATAACACACTATTGATCTTCCCTCACAATGCTGTATTCTTGCGTCTTGGTGACTTTTGCTAGTAGCATTATTTTCTGGTCTCATTAACTCATAATCTTCATCCGATAAAGTAAATGAAATTGTATTTGTAAGACCATCTTCACTTGTAATTGATGAAAAATTACCACTTTTTGAATTAATAATATTTTTTATTTCATCAGGCGCTACATAAAACTCAACGCTAGTGTTTGGTCTTTCTTGTATTAATTTTCTTGTTATTGCCATAATATCTCCTTTAACTATTTATAATGTTATTAATATAATCTACTTCATCTTTAAAGGTAACTTGAAGACTATATCTCCAATCAGGTGTTTGATTAAAACATTTATGAAATACAGTAGCATCCGTAATAATTGATTGACCATCATTATAACAATGGGTTTCCGTTATTGTTTTTTTATCTTCTTTGTAATATTCTAACCTTGTTTCTTCTTTATAATTTCTAGGACTTAATAAAGTCATAATTACGGTTCTTCTATATTCTCCTGGTTTTGTATAAGTGTCAATGTGTATGTGCATATCAGTCCAAGGTGGTAATCTCATTACAAATATAGCGTCAGGTTCTTTAATTTTTTCTGTAATAATTTCCTTTGCTTTTAAAATAGAATCATCTACTTTTAATCTGCCTGAATAGTCTGTAATAAATTGATAAGGTTGATATTGACCAGAATGGTGAGATTCGTGATTTAACCAATCACCTTTTTTAGCACACTCTAACATTTCATCTTTATGTTTATCTGTAAATTTTATATTTGTAGGAAAAATATACATTTAAAATATTGCTATTCTGTGTAGCAACCTTTCTTTCATATTTTCAAAATAGTTTCTTCTATGAATTGCTAACCATTGTTCAGAAATTACAACATCACCATCTTCCCAATGATGGTCATATCTATACTTATCTTGTAAGATATGTTTTTTTAAATATTCAAACAACTCTTTAGGCACACCTTCTATTATCTGATTGAATGGAAAAAACAATCCAGTTGACCCCACTTCATTTGTATAAATTAAATTTTGAACACAATCTTTATTATGATGTTCCCTAAAAGCAGGTTCAGTTGAATACCTACCTCTTTTATAACCACAAGTAAATTTTACATTAGCACATTCTTCTTTAATATTTTGAGGTAAGTCTTCATAAGCTTTCTTATTATTAATCCAACTGGTTACACTTCCTTTACTACCTTTGACAGCATATAACCATATTATAGGAGCTCTTTCTGGTTCACTAGGTCTATTTACGTGCCAATCTAGTGTTTCTTTATGCCCAAATAAAGCACCTTCGGTAACATTTAAAATTCCTGGTAACTCTCCTTTAAATTGTTTATGTAATTTTAATTCCCGTTCCCCTTTAGGAGTTTTTACTTCACTAATAGAGTTAGCTAATTTTAATTCTTCTTCAGCAGTAACCTTTCCTATTTTACGAACACAAACAAGTTCTTTAAAAACCATTTCTCTTGTTACATCCATTGATTTCATTTTGATAAAAAATAAGGCGTCCACCAACCAGTCCAACCTTCCTCCATTATGTGATGTAATTGACCAAGTGTACACATACTATAATTTTTATCTGGTCCTTCTGCATTAAATTTTGGACAAACTTTATCATATGTTTTATAATCTATTTCTTTGTAATAAAACTCATCACTACCTTTATAATATTTCTTTAAGTATTCTTTGTCATTTGACTTAAACTTTTTCCATATATGAGATACATCTCCAGTCCAAGATACAACGGAAGAGTTTAATGGTGTATGCGCTGGTTCTCTCCACCAAGTATCATCTAACAATGTAAAATCTTTTCTAATTAAGTTTGGAAGTTTGTTATATATTATTACATCTAAATCAAAGTATAAGTTTTGTCCATCTCTATAAATGTCATACATTTGAAATTTGTTATACCAGTTGCCATATAAATCGGATGATACAACAACAAACTCATCATACTTTAGACCTGAATAAGTGTCTATCATATGTTTCAAATTTTTAATGTGCCAATTAGTAAACTTCTCACCAAACTTACAACAAATGATTCGCATAAAGCTTTCTTTCATTTTTAACATTTCTTTCCAAATCTACACTACAATATCTTTTACAGACAGGTGGAATATCTTTGTCTGGACTATTCTCTAACAATTTCATAAAATCTTTCCACTCATCTTTATTTAAAATTTCTTCAATAGATTTATTGTTATCTATATGCAACTTATCTTTAAAAAGATTTTTCAGTTGTTTATCTTCCCAAGCAGTATTTACCCAACAACAAGGAAGTATGTGACCAGTAACCGAATAAGATAAATCTCTATTAGTTAAAAGACATTTTGGTTTTAATGTATTTCTGGAACCCTTTTTCTTTTCAAGTCTATCTTCAACTTTTTTAGTCCAATCTTTATCTTCAAAATTAATAGAGGCATATGATCCAACACCTCCATCAGTTTCACTATAACTTTTGATCCAACCTTCAATATCTAAATCCATATTACTGATTTCTTTTGATACAGGTCTTTTTGACAATATCAACATAAATTTTAATTTGTGTTGTTTAGCAATCTTCTTTGCTTCTTCAATATCATCTTTATTATAATCAAATACAATATACTGCCATTCAGGTTTTGAACCTAGATATTTGTTTAATAACATCATATCAAATAGAAATTCACCATCTTGGTTAACTCTATACTTATGACTATCTTTTGGAAGTCCATCTATACCAAAAATCCAATTAGCATTTATATTTGCTAGAAATGCCTCTTGGTACCACTTTTCAGGTTTATGTGAAGCGGCAGTATGTACTTCCGTAAATATATTCTCATCTCTACATATTTTTAATATCTCAATGAAGTGTACATTAAAAATAGGATCAGAAAATGTTCCACAAAATGAAACTCTTTTAAAATATTTTATTATTTTTTTAAATTGTTCTGGTGTTAAATCTTTACCAGGTATTCTTTTATTATTTTTTCTAAAATTAGTTCTTGCACAAGCAGAGCATTGTAAAGTACATTTTGGACCTGCGTCTATATTCAAAGTTCTTTCATTGAACGGAATCATAATTCATTATTTAATTTCTATAGCTTTAATATCTCTTTTTCTCATAGTATTAATTTTAATATCTGCTCTGTCTGGTATTTTGTGCCAAACACCATATGGGTCTTGCGCTTTATCTGTTGTTTTAATATCTACGATTTTAATTTTTCTAAACTTTTTTCCTGTTCTAGGATGTTTATCTAGTTTAAATGAATCTAAACTTAAATTACTACCATTAGCAGCACCTATAGCCAATAATGTTTGGTCTGATTCATAACGCTCAACTCCTTTTTTAGGAAATCCAATACCAATACCATATGCTATTTGTTTCTCACCTTTATTTACTTCATCTAATATGCCTAATTTCTTTTCCCAAAAATCATCACCGTTCATATCATTATGACTTTTGTTGCCACCAGTAGCAAAACCTAATTTAGACGCCGCTCTCATAACTAAACCAATTGCTATACCTATACTTACATAAGCATTCTCCCAACGAGCAGCTGTAGCATTGCCTTTTAAAGTTCCATCAGCATTACAATTTAATTGTGTATCTGGTTCTTTTGCCACAAATAACATATACATATTAGCATTTTGTTGTGAATTTTTCCAAGTTGATGGTGGGTTACGACTATGTGTTGTTCCCCAAGTATAATTTGATAACTCCTCTAATACTTTTCTATCAGCAGTCCAATAGACATCATAATAAGCTTCATATTGTTTTGAAGGAGCATTTT